TGAGAACTCACTCGTTCACCAAAATCACCCAACCAGTTCCAGGGCCTTCAGCCTGCCAACGCTGGTAAAACGCTGCCTGCCTCACACGGACGTTACGTCCCAAATGCGGGTTGCTGTGACCACCCTTCTCCATTTCGGGGTAGCCACGCGGGTCTTGGACGATCCATTCCGGGTCGTTGCTGTTCTTCCCTGCGAACCCGCTAATGACCAGCCAGTGTCCGCAACCTAAGCCGTTGCACATTGGTGGTTCGCCACGAAGCATATTGCCTGCAGACAAATATCCAGCCAAAACCGGACGGCCAGCCTCAATCTCAAGTTCCACCATGTCGGCGTCGGCGTCCTTTCTGAACTCAGCTTCCAAGCCAAGACTGCGTAACGCGGCTAGCTGAGCCTCTACCGATGTGGTGTCCCCATATTTGGCGCGGATCCTGTTGTACTCATCATCCGTACGAACCTTCTTGTAAAACGCTGCCACCATCGCAGCTGCTGAACTGAAGCACTCGCGGTATCCCGTTCCAGTCTCGTTATCGAGCTGCTTGAAGTACGGCATGAAGATCTGCTGGTCATATCCACTCTCCTTCCATGCCTGAAACCAATCAGCTTCGTGCTCCTCCAGTAGTTCAGCTGGCATTGACTCCTCAAGTTGTTTAATCGCAGCCAGCTGGTGGGGCGTACCACGGAAGAACTCGAAGAACGGCAGCAGGCTCAACACACCGGTTACAGCTAAAGCTGGCCTGATCTTGCTTGATCGCAAGTGGCTGTGCCAGAGCTGTATCCAGCGATGAAAACAACCATTGTGGTGCAGAGCAACAGCGTGACCGCGCTGCCTGCAATAAACCAGCCAGTTGCGGAAAACGCGGATAGCTTCACTTCTCAACACGAGTGTCAGGCAAAAGCAAATCCTTCAAATGCTTTACAGCCAGATCATCCAAATCGTTGTCAGTGCGAGTCACGATCCGCTCCAACATCGCAATGATCAACTCTTTGAACGCCCTGGAGCGCCACATCGTCATGACCAGAGGCTTAAGAACTAGAAGCATTGGATTGACCTAGTTACGCTGTAACGGTAGCTCTGTTGCGTCATGGCCAACAACCCCGAAGAGCAGCACGAAAAAGAAGGCGTTGGCGTTGCCGACCTCGTTAAATGCGCTGTCTTGCTTTGGAGCGCCACTCTGCTCACCGTCTCCTACCTGGGCTTGTTCCCCCAGATGAAAATGGACAACACCTTTGTTGCATCGCTGCTCACTGGCGCGATGGCGTCATTTGGCATCGAACGTAAGTCCAATGGCGGTGGAAACAAGAAGCCGACTATTGTTGACAACAAAGACACCAAAGTCGGCATCAAATGACCCGGACACTTTTGGTATTGGGCATCACATTGGCAGCTGGATTGCCCGCCCGCGCTGATCTCCAACACAAGATCATGTCGTCGGTTCAGCTGCAGGTTGGTGGTGCTGTAACCACTGCAGAGCGTATTGGCTCTTCATTCAGCATCTCTGGCACCAACATCGATACAACTGACGGAACCACTGCCAACACCGTCTCTGCTGGCACGATCACCAGCGGTGTCTACGCACCCGGCACAATCTCTGCAACGCAAGACGTTCCAGGTGATGCGTTCTCCTTTAGCCAGACCTATCGCCAAGCTGATGCCGTTCCAACGTCAGCCGTTACCACTGGCGCTGTTGGCAACTTTGGCAGCCTTACCTCTACAGCTTCAGGCACTGCAGGTGATTTGGCAGGAACTATCTCCTCTGACGGTGGCATGACCATCACAGGTGGTGGAGCAAACACGCTGGCTGTAGGTCAGCTCGTGACCGAAATCACGATTAAGTGATGCGTTGGCTTCTGCTGTTGTTGCTATCCGCTCCAGCAGCTCACGCTGTCCCTGTGATCCCCAACTTCACGCAGGGCACGATGTCGTCCCACACAGAAACAACCAGCAAGGTCACTGAAACGATTGTCAGTGAGAACTATTCAACGGGGTTTGAATACAGTGCTAGCGGTGTAAATATCACACCAGACGGACCAATCAATCCCGTCTCCAACACAACGGTCAACGGATGGACCTCCTTAGGAGAACGACCAAACTGGTCAATCGTCAAACCTGGAGAAGCCTTTCAGTTCGTCGAAAGCCTGAAGGGGCCAGGATTGTCCAACGTCACAACCACTCAGCGCGTCACCGAAATCACCAGCGTTACCGATACGGTTTCCTCCTTTTCGGAATAATCGCCACCGCTCCAGTCAACGCACAAGACGTTGGTGGTATTTCTGCAACCGCATCTCCAACTGCCACATCGTCTGGATCGGTTAGCAATCAGGCGGTGCAGATCATGCAAGGTTCAGCAATTACCAACACCTATGGCGGCAACATTCAGTGCCAAGGTCCAACGCTAACCGTCACGCCATATCTCAACCGCACCAAATCATGGGGCTTGCCTTACGAGTACAGCTACGACGATCCGGTCTATGACCTCTCTGATCTGAATGACGATGGTCGCCTAGACAATCCAGGTGATGTGCTGTTCTTCAAAGACACGCGTACAGGACAAAAGGACAACCACAACTGGAATGTGGGCTTGTCGATTCAGGCAACCATCCCGCTAGACCAAGGTCTGCAACAACGTTGTAAAGAGGCAGTCGATACGCAGCTCGCGATCCAGCAACAGCTTCTCGCCAACAAGCGACTGGACTTCGAGATCAGCCGACTAAAGCACTGCGGTGAGCTGATGATGAAGGGTATTCGCTTCGCTAAAGGCAGCCCTTACGAAAAAGTCTGCCGTGACGTGCGTGTTCACCGGCCCGTTCCACATACCCATTCTATCTCCGTAACGACCTCTGGAACTTCCGCCGCTCCCTGACGCTTTCTACCTTGACCTTTTTACCCAATACCTTTTGAAGTTTCTTCGCCAACTTCTTTATCGTCGGCCTGATCGCCTTCAGCAGCAATGGAGTTGCCAAGGCTGCTGACACCGCAATCGCGGACGTTCCAGCAGTATTGACTGCTTGCGGAATTGTCGGAATCGCTTCGATAATGCGAACAGTTAGTGGTTTTGGCTCGACAGGTGGTTGCTCTGTTGGTGCTGGTGCTGTTGCTGCTGGTGGTTCTTTTGTGGGGAGCTTGATCGGCGGTGGTTTTGTTGCTGGTGGGGGATCTGCAGGCTTTGGAGCGACAGGCTTTACAGGTTCTGGCTCAACCTCAGGCTCCATCTCCATTGGGTTGAAGTGAGGCAAGTTGATTACTGGAACGCCAATATCCAACGTGACTGGTGGCGCTTGCGGTATTGCAACCTGTGGCAGATCGTGAACCACGTTAATCTCAGGCACAACGATCTCTCGGATCTCCATGAAGTCAGAGCGGTTTACAGCAGGTCAACTTTGGATTGAACGTAACCGCAGACGTGAAGGTCCGCCTGTTGTTTACACCGTATTGTCCGGCAAATCCGCCAGACCATTTACCGATCCAAAAGCCATTCTCAAGTGGGTTAAATGGCCAAAAGGCACACCAACTGGTGATGCTTTACGCGAATGGCTGGCGTCGTTTGAGCAGAAACCTCAAGCACCCGCGCCAGAACTTGACATGGCAAAAATCAAGGCTGAAGGCTTCGGGCCTGAAGCTCATGACGACGATCCAACCGCCAACACTAAAATGGTGACGTGATCGCAGGGCCTGTCTCCGTTGGCAGCTTTGGCATCTCAGGGAACTCTGGGACGGGCACCTGATCAAGAATCGTCTTCGTCAACTCCAGCTTCAGATTGCTGGCGTAATTTTTGACCATTGATGGAACGCGAGTGTAAGCCACCACGCCCATCACAGCCATCGTTCCAGACATAACAAAGCCCAGTGCGCCGAGCAGGTTAAAGACCTTTTGCATGATGGTTGTCAAAGAAAAACCCCTTCCCGTGTGAGGCGAGGAAGGGGCGTATGCGTCTCTGCAGACTCAAGCTAGCTCAGAATTTGTACTTCATGCCAGCTTTCAGGCCATAACCAGCATCGCTGTCTTTGTACTTGGCGTAAGACACTTCGCCGTAAACATCCAGAGGTTCTGCAACAGCGGCAGAAACACCGGTCTTGGCGGAGAAGCCAACTTCAGTGTCACCTGCATCAGGCTGGAGCCAAGAAGGACCGCCCTGGATGTAGAAGGCGCCTGACTCATAGCCAACGTGACCGTCAAGAACAGCACCGCCAAAGTCAGAACCTGACCAGGCACCGTTCCACTCAGGATTCAGATAAAAGCCGTCTGCGCGTGCAGACAGGGGGGCCAAGGCAAGAGCACCAGCGATGGCACCAAAAGCAAGACGCTTGATCATTTGGAAGAGAATTAACGTTTTCCTTGGCCACGATACTTCTTCCGTCCATGGGACGGTTTTGAATGTGATCCATTACCTTGACGTGTCTTTTTCGGCTTGCTAGGGACAAAATTTTGCCCGCTAAGTGACTTAGCCATCAGATACCGTCAGTCGAAGTCAAGTTCTGATACTTCAGAGCCAAACCCGTGAACAGACCATATTGAGGATGTGACACTTGGTCGCGACCATCAAGGAAGAACAATTCTTCCAGCCACAGCGTTCTAGCCGCCATAGCCTGTACGTCCTCCGCACCAGGCTTAGCGGCGATCATCGGGTCAGGGCGTTGCATTGCTGTTGTGCAGGGAAGTCACGCTGAGCTTGTAAATAGCCAGCCCGGTACATGATATTGGTGCTCCCCAGGATCACTATCACAAAAGACGTGACTGTTAACCCGAGGCACCAAGCCAGCCGATGAGCCGACATCACCAGCCAGAAGGTTTGCCAGATGCCTGCGTCGGATTGATCTGCTCAGTGATTCGTGCAGCAAGTGCATCCTGAATCTCAGTGACCTTTTCAGCGCCACCAAGCTTGGCCTGCACAGCAGCCATAATGTCAGCCTCAGTCAGATCCTCAAAATCAGCCAACGTGTTGGGACGATCAAGGCCAATGCTGCCGTAAGCGCCAGAGTTGTAGGCATTGCCCTCAGCGTCAACCTGATCGCTGATTGCGGTCACGGTGTAATGCGCCGTGTGGGCAAAACCGTCGCTGAGGTCACGGTTGAGATCAGCGATCTTCCAGACGTAGGTGTTAGCCATGGTGAAGTGAAGTCAGAAGAAGTTTACTTAACCAGCCTCAAGGGCTGCAACTTTAGTCTCTAGAGTTTCGATCTTGGCGATTGCTTCTTGCAATGCTGCAGTTAGCAGCGGGACAAGTTTTGATTGATCGATACCTTGCATTACAGCGTTGCCGTCATCATCGACTTCGTTGTGCGTTCCAGTGACTGCTTCTGGAACAACGGTTTGCGCTTCGTGTGCCAAAAATCCATCAACAGTTCGCTCAGGGTGACTAATAAAGTTGAAACGTTTAGGCAGTAGCTGCTTGACACGATCAATCGCACCATCGATATCAACAACGTTTTCTTTAACACGATAGTCAGAGGTAGTGTTGTAGGTAACAGTTGAGCCATTAGTTTCAATGGAGCCTCTATTGGTTCCATCAGACCTAAATAAGATTAAATTTTTAGCCCCCGTAAGATTATTGATGTTAATAACTGAGGCGTCTGTATTGGATGTGCAATTTGTAAGCAAGCCATTGGCGTTGCAAACAATGCCTACAGTTCCAGAACTGCCATTGGTTTGGCCCACCATAAAGTTACCAAAACTGTTGACCCTCATCCGCTCATTACCACCGTTGGTGTAGAACTTCAGCGTATTATCGCTATGGTCATATTGAATATAACCTGCGTACCGACCATCTCCAGATGTAGCATCAGAAAACGCAATAGCAGAACTGCCGCTGCTGCTGGTGTGCAACGTAATTCCGTGATCACCAGAGCCGTCGCCAATAACTAGATCATTGAAGTATTGCGAGCTAGGGCTTGAATTTTTTATGCCAACCCGACCAGAACTGTCGATACGCATCCGCTCCGTCGCGCTGCTTGCGTCGTCTGCAGTGGTCCCAAACACTAAGCGTGATGGCTTGTTGTTATTTGACTGGGTTCCATCAGCGTCACATCTAATTTCAGCGCATTGTTGATTTGTGCCTCCATCATTTCCATAAAATTGGATGTTTCCTATAACATTACCTGCAACAACTGAAGCATCATCACGGGCCAAAACAATGCTCGTACCACCAGTAGAAGTGGCCTGTATTTTCGCGTTAGCGTCGGCGTGAGTCGTATCAGATGCCCCTACGAGGAGCCTGCCATCTGCATCGATGCGTGCTCGCTCGCTGTTGTTAGTGCTAAAGGCTATTGGTCCATTTTCACGATTTAAAAGTCGAGTTAAACCACTTGTAAAATGAAGAATTTGAAAACCATCATCTTGTCCGTCACCACTCGTATCGTTTGTGAACTGTGCAACAGCTTCACTAGAACCACCACTTACAACAAATGTCCTCGCTGGCGCCGACGTTCCTATGCCAACGCGATCATTCCCTGCATCGACAAACAGCATGTGAGTCTGGCCGTTTGACTCCACGCGGAAGTCAACATCATTGCTGGGGTCATTGAATACAACCTCAGAGCTGCCAATCTCAAGGCGCTCTGCACCGCCAGTCGCAAAACCAATCTGATCAGCAGCAGGGCTGAAGATGCCAGTGTTTACGTCGTCAGCGAATGCAAGGCCAGGCGTTGAGGCACTGCCGTCCTCAATCAGCATCGTGCCGTCAAGCTCACGCAGCGTGATCCATGCGTCGTTCGCGCTGTTCCTGATCTTCAGAACATTGGCGTTAGTGTCTGCCCACCATTGATATGCGTAGGTCGTCCCAGGCTCGGAACTGCCGCTGTTGTTGCTGACGATTGCCGCAAGGGCGTTATTCAAGTCAGAACGGACCGCAGCTCCCGTTCCATTAGCAATCACATAATCGTGAGTAGCCATGCCTCAGCCCGTTTTGGACAACATTGCCTCTATGTTAAACCGCCTTGCCATAGCCCACAGCCGCATAGGTGAAGTTCCTGTCAACGTTGGCATCACTGCTATTCAAGATGTCCACGTCAAAACCAGTAGCACTGACATTGCTGACGTTTAGCCGCTCGCCGTTGCCAAGGTTCTGAACCGTTACCGCAACACTGGGCAGGTAAGCGTTCGTTCCACCAAGCGATGCTGTGCCTGTGAAGAACGCCTTGTCGAAGGTCACGCTCTTGGTGCTGGTGCCTGAAGCAATAGTGCCGTTGCTGTTTTCTTGACGCCGCTGGAACGTTGCCTCGTAACCCAGCTCATCAACCAAAATGTTCTGACCCGTGTCGGAGCTGGTTAGCTCTGCTTTGAACTGGAACGCTCTGGCTTCAAACGTTCCAGAGATGAACTCCTGCCATGCCCCGTAGGTCGGAGAACCTGATGGGTCGTCGTTGGTGCTTCTGAAGTACAGCTTGGCATTTACTGCGTCAGCGTCATCACCATCGAAATCGCTCCAATCGTCTACGTTGGCGCTACGAGAATCGATCAAGGCATTCGGGAAAAATGCTCGCGTGACAAACCGGCGCTGAATATCCAGTGAAAATCGTGCGCCAAGATCAAGAGCATTGACAAATTGATATTCCGCAGAGGCCAACACGTCACCCATGTTGTCAAAATCATCAATCTCATCAAAGTCGGTCGCATCGTCCAAGTCTTCATCACCATCAATGACCAATGCGTCGAGATCTTCGATGTAAGTGCAGTCAGTTCTTGTCCCTTGGAACGGCGGGCTGTCGAGATCTTCTCTACGGGTTTCAACCGCAAGCCGTCCCAGAGTGTCTGGGAACTGCATGATGACGCTAGTCGCATTCGTGCTCTTGTTGCCTAAATCATCCTCAAACTTGGCAAATATCTCGCCAGCTACCAGCGGAACAATCGCCTCAGTTGAGTTGCCTGCAACAGCAGGGATGAGGTCAACAGAGTTGGGCCACGTTGCCGTTCCATCAGTCAGGTTGCTGTGCTTGATGTGAACAAGGCCATTCACTTTTACGTCTAGGTCTACAGTCTGATCCCAGCGCAGACGAGCACTGTTGGCGCTGATTGCTTCAATCGACAGGTTCTGCACATCGCTAGGAACTGCCGTCTTGCCGACAAGCGTGAAAGTTGCTGATGCTGTTGAACTTTGCTTGCCTAGATAATTAATCGCACGAATTTGAACCGTAAGAGTGCCGGACTTAAGACTGCGGAGGGTAATTGACGGGCTTGACGTATTTAGCTCAGTAAAATTGTCATCATCAAGTTTGTATTTAACACGAAACTCATTGACATTTAGCCTGTCATGCTGCCAGCTCAGATCAAAACCTGTGTGAACCGTTTGTCCCTCTTGATATAAAAACTCAGTACCAGACAAGCCTTCCGGTGCATTTGGAGTGGTGCTTAGGTTGCTGATGTCTCGTGTCGTCAGTGCAATGTCTTGTTCGACATTTGCATAGATTGACTCGTTGTAAGCAACAGCCGTAACGGCAACCGTTCCATCACCCCCTTCAGCAACAGATACGACTCGGAACTGCTGCGACTGAATATCGCTGGTTTGGATCAGGTAAATCGCTTGCGCTTGTGGTGCCTGACTGAACGCCTCGCTGACAGTGACTTCAGCGCCTGAAATACTGTCGATTGTTTTGGTTTCTACTAAGCCTGTGGGCAGTAAGACTGATAGCGTCGGGCTGTTTGACAGATTTACAGACAAATCCGTGTCACTGTCAATCGTGACCACAGTTGTGGTTGCAGAACTAATCCTGCCACTGCGGCGCGTTCCAGCTCGCAAAGGATCCGCAATGTCAATAACGATTCCTGGAGTAAGGACAATGCCAGCATCAATAGAAACAGCAAAGCTAACTGTTTCTGTCAAGAGTTTTTCGCTAGTTAGCAGCCATTTGCCCAACCTATGCGCTTGTCCTTGGCTGTAACAACCGATTGCTTTTATGTCTTTGTTGTTAATGCCATATTTAGCAACTGCGTCATGATCTTCAACGTATTCGTATTCAACTTCGCCAAGAGTGTCGTAACTTTGCCACGCTACTGTTGCACAAGTATGGCGTGTTTTTTCTGCTGCACCGCTATAAGTAAACAGACCATCAACAACATTGCTCGGTCCAAGCAAGTATTGAGGGTCTGCGGGTTTATCTTGCCGCAAAACAAGTGACCCAGCACCGTAATAGCTAATACCCCTAAAGATGCTGGTTAGCTGCTGAATAACGTTGTAAATCTCATCACGCCTGTTGAGAAGCAGGTTGAGGCTAAAACGTGGCTCTTGCCCACCCTTGCCATCATCAACAAGCTCGTTGCAATAACGGCTGATCTCATAAAAATCAAAAACATCAAGTGATGCTTCTGGAACGCCGCATCCATATCTTGTATCTGTAAGCAGATCGTACAGGCACCAAGCTGGATCATTTGTCCACGTTGCCGCAGACAACGTTCCATCAAACAACCCTGAGTAGGTGATCCGTCCCAGATGCGTTGTGGTGTCAACAGTGCCATTGCTAGGGATTCTGACCTTTGTGCCCCGGATCAGATATTTGCGCTTTGGAATGCTTTGAAACTGTTTTGAGCTAAAACGCAGACCGGCTAAAGCGCTATTGGGATAAGCCAGCTTCTCATCTTGAATCTCTGTATAGCTGCTAAAAAATGTTGCGTTTGCACGTTTTGTGCTAGTTTCATCAGCACTTGTGCGAACAACGCGCACATCAACAGGAAAATCACCGTTTAATTCTACTAAATAGTCGCGCTGGTAACGACTACTGCTTTTACCACTAATTGTGTCAGTTATAACGTCGTTAAAACCACCACTATCGTATTGCAGCTGAATTTTTAAGTCAACAGAATGCCCAACAATATCACCATCGTCCTCAATCACCTGAAGTGCAGGGACTGTAATCGTAACACGCACACGATCAATGTCTGAATCAGTGATTGATCGTGTAACTGGCGCTCCATTAGTTACTTCAACGTTTACTGACCTCTCATTTTGAATACCACCCGAGGGGTCTGGAATGTGCGGTTGGGCTTGAGTTCCAAATGCAAAAGTACCTATAAAATTATCAAAATTAACGGAGCCGTCACTGTTTTGAACGGGCGTATCATCCAAGAAAATACTTTTTGCTCCATCGTCTAGTCCTTCAATCTCACCTTCACAAAGCAGCTCAAGAATGCTAATAAACTGTTCTGACTTGAGACTGTCATCCTGTTCAGTCGGAGTTCTGCTGCTGCTGCTGCCGCCCTTGCCGCCGCCGCCGCCTGCACCTTGAATTAGCTTTTCGTCAATCATTTTTAGGTAAAGCCAATAGCGTCTGTAACTTCAAAGATCATGCCGTACTTCTTACGCATACTGAATGGCAGGCCGACAAGCCGTGGGTCAACAGTTTCTTTAGCAGAGTGGTCAACATCAAGACCGCTGCTGATCACAGCCGACCCAATGACAACCCGTCCGTAGGCTATAGGAACTGCTAAGCCCTGCTGGCTCGTATTGGTAATTCCGCTGAAACTAAAGTTCTGGATTCGATTCGCTTCTTTTAACTCAAGTCCTGAAGACGGCGTTGGAGAAATCATCTGAGCAATGCCGCCGAGGACTAATGAAATTCCGATATTGCCAGCTATAACAGTCGCAATGCCCACAGCACCTATGCTGGTCCCCGCTGCGGCAGCTGTCAAAAATCCACCACCTGCAGCGGCTGCTGGTGCAAATACAACCGCAGCAGTAATTAGCAGCGCACCAGCAATGACCCTGCCGACGCCACCCGCGCCAGCAACAACAGGCGTAATGCTGAAAACCTCACGCTCTGACCAGGGCAGCCCTAACACGCTGACATCATCTGGTGTTGCTTTTTGTTTGCCGACTCTTACCCGATAACCAACCCCGTCCTTCTCGCTATCAATCAACCATTTTTCTAAACCGGGGAAATTGACGCACAGGGCCTTAATTGCCTGGGCAGGTGTTGCCACGTTCAACTCAAACCGGCACTGGCCTAGCCGCTCCCTCAAAGCGCCGTAGACCTTAACGACTTTCATGGCGTATAACGCGGTCCGTGGCCTTCAAATAATAGCCACCCAGTAAATCCCTAGAACTCAAACGACCCTGAACGTGATGAAGGATCTGCTGATCACCAAGGTAGATCGCAGCATGGTTTGGCACGGGTGACTGCAGGTTCATCAGCAGCAAGTCGCCACGCTGCAGCTGCTGGATCGGCACTCGCGAAAATCCTTCCTTAGCAAAGTTCTCCACATACATGTTCTCGCCGTTGTGCCACCACTCATCTCGACGGTGGTAGTCAGTCAATGTGATGCCGTCCTCGCGCTGGAAAAAGTCCCGTACCAGCGTGTAGCAGTCCACAATCCCGTGGACAAACTCACGTCCCACATACGGAAGCTCAAACCCGTCTGGCTCGCAGTAGCCCCAATTCTCGGTTTTTGGGTTGACGATAAACCAAGGCAGGCCGGACTTCTCACAGGCAACGCGATCAGCCTTTGACGGTCTGGGGTTAGTTACAGGATGACTGTGGACAATCGCCACCACCTCGCCCTTGTCCTCCACTTCGTGCCAGCCATCGAGCACGAAATGCTCATCTGGCGTTCGTGCGATATTGCGACAGGGGAAGTAACGACGCCTGCCCTTCACCACAGCAACCAACCCGCAGGCTTCTTTGGGGAACTCATCCTTGGCGTGCTGCAGGATGTCTGCCTGCATCGCTTCAGTCAACTTCATCGTGTCAACCCCGCCCCAGGGAACGACCCAAACGGCAACGTCCCGTTCTCACCAAACCGCAGCTTGCATGATGCAATGCGCTTGCCGCAAACATCCTCAGCTTCTGTGCTAACCGTGTTGCCATTTACGTCAAAATAATCAGTGCCTGTGTAGCTGCACTCACTGCTTCTGTAGATCCATTGGCAGGTGTTAGCCACAATCTGGCGCTTAGGCAAAAACTGCCCAGCAAGGTCAAACTCACTAGCAAGCTCAAAAACAACAAGATCACGAGTCTCTGTCGCTTTACGACTGATGCGCCAAACTTCTGTAGGGAACTTGGCATTAGGGTCTGCCGTTGATTCGCCGTCTAAATAACGCTTCAGAGTACGAATCCGCCTGACTGTTGCACCCGTCAAGTCATTGCCCGTTGTAGTGGCATTAACCAGTGCCAAAATCGTGGTCATGGTCCCGTCAAGATTGGCAATAGTCAGCGTGGGCTGCGGGAGGGTGCCACCTGAACGCATCTCAAATCCGTCAGCTTGCACCGGAAACCGCGTGTAAGCGTTGCCGTCGAAAGTGATATTGCCTGTCACGTCAGCATTGCTGCCAGCGTGAAATCGATACACATCGGTGCTGCCGTGCAGCGTGTTGTCTAGCTGTAACTCAAATAACTCGATAATTGCGCTTGGCGCGAGAACCGATACGTCCTCATAAACGCTGCTGATCGCAGTCCAGACAACAGTGTTGTCAGTGACTGTGCTGCCAACATCCGTTGGCCAGCTCGGCTCACTGCTGGCAGACGTACCAGCCGTAGTGCAGCGAAACCACAGGCCGCTGTCTTGGCTTGTGGTAGCCCTGCGTATGTCACCAACAGAAAAGGCTGTGCTGGCTGCCCAGGCTGCAACTGCTGCCATTACGGTTCAAAAACTTGGCGGAACGTTGCTTGAATAGTGGCACGATTTAAATACGGAATCGACTTGCTCCACTGCTCACAAACAAACTTAAGAGCACTGCCCTCGCCAGGGGGTGTGAAGTCAAAACTCGCGGAGTCGTCAGCCCGTGCATCCAAAAATGTTTCGATGGTATCGGCATCAGTTTCTGACACTTCAAATGTCAGATTAAAAACTTTAGGGTTTTGATTAAGGCCATACTTCAGTCTGGTCTCATAGCCGTCACCGAACTGCACTCTTCGTACCACCGGGGCACTGCTTTTTTGGATGCCGTAGGTCGGCGTGATTGACGGGAAAGTAGCCATCAGGTTGCAAGGAGACCACCAGGACGTTTTTGTCTGACTAGCTCAGCCTGCACTGCAGCGCCAAGCATCTTGCCAAGTTGTGCGGCTTGATCAGCATCACCTTCGACAGACGAACCAGAAGCATCCACGTTTACAACCACGTTAGCGCTGCCCATTGCATGGTTCGGAACAATCGTTCCAGCGCGATCAGGAACGAACAGCTCGGGACCCCGTTCTCCAACGATCGACGGGCGACCAACAGGTGGACGACCACCATTGGCAAAGCCAGGAATCATCCCGCCAGAGAAGAAACCAGGACCAGCGACAGAAAAATCACCATATGCGGTAGATGGCACTGCGCTGGCACCACCACCTAAACCGCCACCAAGGAAGTTCAGGCCGATGCCCAGGATCTTCATCTTGATCTGAGCTGCAATCATCTGGGCAGCCATATCAATGAAGTGATCGGCTGTGCGCTGGAACAAGTTGGCCAACGCCTGCTGAGCGGTCATGCTGCCCGTAACAAGACCCTTAAATGACTCGCTAAACGCTCCACCAACAGTTTCAGCAAGGCCAATCAACTGCTTGGCTGGGTTCATCAGGTCATTCAGCTGTCCCTGAAGTTTTGTTAGGTACTCCTCTAAAACTTCACGATCGCTTTTAGGTGCTAACGCTTCAAGAATCGCTCCCTCAGCATTTTCTTTTTTACCCGGGAGCTTGTCAATCTTATCTAAAAGGTCGGCTAAATCTTTATTTAATGCGTCCAGCTCGGCACCTGAAGCTCCTCTTGCTTTTGCTTCTAAAATGGCTGCTTCAGCAACCTTGACTTGCAGGTCTAATTGCTCTTTGAGCTTCTCAAAGTTGCGGTCCAGCTCTAGCTGTTGCTTTTTAAGCTCAATAGCCTGTCTGGCGGCAGCAGGCGTGCTCCCGTTTCTAATCAATTCAGCATATTCACGCTCGAATGCAACTTTGTCCTTATTCTTATTGATAATGGCATCCAGTTGACTATCGACTTTATCGAAAGCTGCAGTGGCGCGTTCTATTTCCCTATCTGCTGCTTCGATTCGTCGCTCAATAGCTCGTTGCTTTCTTCGATCCTCTCTTTCCGCTTTGTTGGTAGCTTTATTAGCAGCTCTTTCTGCTTTGTCGTCCGCTGCTTGCTGTGCGTCTGCACGACGATTAGTTAAAGCAAGCAAATCATTGTTGTAGTCCAGAACCGCTTGCGAAAGCTGTTCGTTAAAAGCTTCTTTACTTAGTTTTACCTTTGCTTCTTCTTGCGTTCTTGTGATTTTAGCAACCTTAGCCCGCATTTTTTCGTCGAGCAAAAGTTTTTCTGCGTTGAAAACTTCATCGTTCAACAGGTCTCCGTTATTTTTAAGAATAACGTTACGAGCCTCTAACTCTGCCCGACTTCCTCGGAGACCTTGCAGTTGTTTTTCCGAAAACTTAGCGCTTAGCTCGTCTTGCTGCAGTCCCAGCTCTTTTGCTTCGTTAGCACGTTGCAAAAGAATGATTTGATCTTCTATGCTCCTGACTGCTGCTATCTGACCAGCTACTCTTTCGGGCGCAACCTCTCCCAAGAAAGATTGAACATTGCCTTGTGCAACTCGACGTTGCCTCATCAGCTTCTGCACTTCTGGGTCGCCACTCCTTTGTGCGCTGACAAGAAGCCTGGATCTTTCTGCTAAGTTTGCCGCTCCACGGAGAATTCCTGCGCGGTTTATTAAGTCTGCAATGCCAGCTAAAACTACGCTAGTAAACTTACTAAATTCATTAGTAGCGTCAACCATATCAGAGTTAAAAGTGCTTAAAGCATTTACTCCATCTAATCCAACAACAGTTGCCAGTCTATTTGTAGCAAATTCTAGGGCTTCTTGGGCTCCCACTTGTTCTTCGTAAGCAGCAAGAAGTTGCCCAAATTCTGTATTAGATTCGCCTGCCGCTGTAGTAAGAGCCTCAATGTCTGCGGTTAGCGGGTTCAGCGCAGTTCCCAACTCAGATGCTTTAGTCGCCAACTGGTCCACTGTGGAACCCACTTGCGTTCCAACCAGGGATAAACCGAAGCCGAGCTGTCCGCCGAGCACTCCGCCGCCAAAACCCCCTGCAGCGCCCCCAGCAGCAGCGCCAAGTCCTTGGCCAAAAAGAAGGGGAAAAGCGCCGCCTATCAGGGCGCTTTCAAGACCACGCCCGATAGCTTGCCGTCGTCCTTTAGCTTCTTCTACTTGTCGTCGTTTATTTGCAATGCTTTGACGTACTTTTTCCTGGTTAATAAGTCTTTCGTTTTGTACAAATTCTTCCGCTTTTTGATCTAAAATTGCGTTATTATTTTTGATTGATTCTTTGTCTATACCTAAAGCTTTTTGCTCTATTTTTACAAGATTTTCGTGTATTTTAAGTCTCTCCCTGTCTTGCTGAGCAAAAACATCCCCTAAAGTACGGCCACGCCCAGAAACAGCCTCTTGAAGACGCTCAGCTTGATCTGCTGCTTTTGATAGATTTTCTCTAAACGCCTTTAACCGCGCTTCGCCTTGCAGAGCGAGTTTAATATCTACGTTGTAGTTGGCCACAAGCGCAAACGCAGACAGTCCTTACCGCAGTTTAACGCCTAGCCATAGCTCGCGCTCCTCTACCCATCTGCGCTTGATCAGACGCTTTTTCGCGTTCTTCAGCTTGCATTTCAAAAAATGCAGCCCAGCCAACTAGCTCTTCCTGGGTTAGGTCCTTTGTGAGCTGAGCGACTGTAGTGCCTAACTCTTTGGCAAGAAAATAAATAAAGTACCAGTCGCTACTAGCTTTTCAAGGATGCTTTCGCGTCCTCCACCTTGTTTTCAGCGCCAGAAGAGAGCATCGCAAGCTGAATATCTTGCAGAACAGCGGCTTCAATGGCATTTTTGAGCACCGCTTTTTCGCCGTCCTGGAACAGGCGTTTGCCGTCTTCGTCGAGCGCTTTTTCAAGCATCATGCCCAGGGCAAAATCCGTGGCATCGTCTGAACCGGCTTTCTTTTGGATGGCCTCGCGTTCTGCAATGGTGAGGGGGTGCCAGTAGATCTCAAGCACGGTTTCGTCGCCGTCTTTAACTTCGTACTTATACAACTGGCTGACACCGAACCTATTGCGAAGCAGTTCAGAGGCGCGCATAAAGTAGTACCGTTTGCCTCAATATACTACACAACTGCTGTGAACTGACAAGAAACAATGCCGATGAAGTGCGAGCGATCTTCTAGCTCTAACGGGGTTGGGCCGGAAATGTCAGAAACGCGAGGTGCAACGCTGAAAGTATCGGTGTAGCCAGAAGCATTCACAGATGTAAGGCCGTCGATTACAGCTTCGCTTAAAGATGACAGCACTGACGTTCCAGCAGACTTGGGAACATAAATGTTGCACTGAATCACGCCGGAGTAATAGTCCTGGGCTGCGCCTTGGTTTTGGATGGTGGAACGGTTGAAGTTCACCGTCATCAGGATGTATTTCTTGGTTTTACCGGGGGTGGTGTAACGAACGTTGTCGTAGACCATCAGCACTGTGTCATCAGCATCTTCAACAGCGTCGGTGACTGCTTTTTCGAAGGCCGCGCGGGCGTTTACGAGAGTCATGGCTTAGAGCTTGGTATAAGACCCAAACACACTGCTGCTGCTGGATCCAGTTCTGACAAAAATGCGGCCAGGACGTTTGTCCCCAAAGGTTTGTTGAACCAGTGGCCCCATTTCGCCCTGAACAAAGTTTGCCACTTTTGGGGACTCAAGGGCATAACCCGCATATTCAGCGGTGTTGCCGATGTAGACCGTGGGCTGACGCTTGAAGTTGAACTCGGGAACAGCAAAGCGCGGTTTTATCTGGCTGCCAACAGGTTTCTTACTTGTATGAACCCACTGGTTTTTGCTGGGATCTCTAGTTTTGTAAATGCTTGACCAAGGAGCAAAGTCCTCGCGCTTGTCCTCAGCGCGAACTTTTTGGGTTGATGCTTTCCAGCTTGATGCGAAAAACCCCGTGTCCACTGGGCTGTTCTCCTCTGTGGCTAAACCTTCGACAGTCAGTTGAATCAAAGCGTTGTAGTCGTCATTTATTTTGCGTTCCAGGTCAGTGACGATTTGGCCAAGACCTTTTTTCTTAGCCATCAGAACCTCACCTGGACGGCAAAGAAATACTCTTCGTCGCCCTTAAACGTGCGAATGTCTGTGATCTGAGCAACGCGGTCAGAGCCTGCGTACTTCAAAGTGATCGTGTCTTCAAAAGTGGGTTGGTTATCCCCGATCAAATCTGGGGTGATATATAGCTTGGCTTTGCGCTCTTCGCGTCCTTCCTCTTCTTCAGAATCAACAAACTCGATTGGAACGTCAAAAGAGTAGTCCGTGTCAGTCGTCGTTAGCGCTCCGGTGCTGGTGTTGTACGTCGGAGATGCTTTGCGGGTGTAGGTGATTGTGTGGTCGAACGCCTTTCCTAGATCGGCAACGACCTGTTTAGCAACGTTTTTGAAGAGAGTGTCTAGTGCGCCTGGCATATCAACCTCTCACAACGCGGATAGAATACGAGCCACTGCCGCCCAGACAATAAGCGCCGAGATAAGACTGAAGCCAAGGATAAACGTCGAATACGTTATTAACAGTTCCAACAGCCTGGCTAGAAGTGTTGTACTTGACTTCCATCTCCCCGAGCTTGACGGATTCGTATAGCCCCGTATCGCCGGTAGTCCCTGTAATCGAGTCCGTGTCATTAGCCAGTGCGTTGGCTAATTCATAGGTAGCGTATTTAATGTCGTTTGGAATCGCGGAGCAAGCAAGCTCAACACGATCCACATGGTAATTATTGCGAGGCCAGCTCAGGGCTTGGTCTGCATTACACCGGTCACCGTAAAAATTCAACGTGTCGATCCAGCGCGTAGCTGAGATCAATGCACGGTTCTTTGCGTCATCCGTCTTGTTGTCCCACTGCGTGCTGCTTGGAACGGTTTCAAAGTAGGCGTCAGCCTCTGCCAGCGTCACATAGCTGTTGGCGCTTTCGCTTTCAAGTGTGGCTGTGATGGTTGCGGCCACGGCTTACCTACCTACTTTTTTCATTGCCATTTTATGCGCTTCGGTGAAGGTCTTACCAGCCTTCATCAGCCGACGCATCTCGGCCATGTGCTTTTTGGTGTGATGCTCTGCATGACGTTCCATCGCGGCTTTTTGCCGTGTGGTCAGTTTTTTGGGACTGCTGTACGCCATGCGAAAAAGAAGAAGGCCCCACCTAATGGTAGGGCCGTTTGTCTCGTCAGGATCAGGTGGTGGCGTTATCCAGAGGAGAGTTGACGAAGATCTCAACCGCAGGGATGAGGTCGATGTCATAGGTAGCTTCCCAGTTGCTACCAGTACGCAGGTTTGCGTTGGTGGGGTTGTCGTCAGAGGAGGTCCACTTGGTTCCCATGATGTGATAAGCACCGTGGTAGTCAACGGACAGCACATCCTGCTTGGAGAGGATGTTGCGATCAGCCTCAATGCGGAGGTCCTGCTGCACACCCTCAAGGATGGTGCCGGACTTCAGCAGATAGCAACGGAACTCTTGGCGGTTGCCAGAAGAGGTCGGGTCGTTGATGTTGCACAGGGAGTCAACAATGACTCGGCAACCAGCAAACTCACCAACTTCACGAGCGCCGATGCCAACACCACCGCCACCCCAGGTCACCGCGCCAGAAGCAGCCAGTGCAGAAGTGGAGAAGGTCAGCATACCCACCTGATACAGGTAGTAAGCGACGGAGGGGTGGACGATCAGAGTGTCCAGCTCTTCGCCACGCTCACCCAGCTTGGAGCGAGCTTCAGCGATGACTGAGGCCGTCAGATAGTTGGACTCAGAAGTAGCGCCAGAACCACCCAGGTTCTTCTCAAGACGGTGGTCGTTGAGAGCAGTGTGGAACAGACCAGTCAGTTGCTCGAACAGACGGGTTGCATTCAGCTTGTTGATGGCGTCAGCCAGCTGATTGCGGATGTGAAGCATCGGATCTTCACCAGCTGCCAGAAGGGCAACGTCATCCACGGCGTAGGCAAAACCACGGTGAACGATGGATGCAATCTGGGTTCCGGTGCCGACCTTTTGAGGAGTCAGATAACCGGCAGAGCTGGTGCCCCAAGTTGCAGTGCCGTCGAAGATCTCTTCGGTCGGTGCAACGGGGTTGAACTCAGGAACTTGAATCCGGGTGCCGCCTTCGCGTGCATCCAGAAGAGGGTTACGCACCACAGCGCCGCTCTTCAGCAGCATGGAGCGTTCTTTGATTGCCTCAGACACATAGGTGCTGAGATTATTCCTTTTTACGATGTCCGCCAGAAGGACACCGCCGGAATAATTCTGAAATGGAGCAGCCATTTCTTATTCAGGGTTGAGGTTTGCGGGGTTTCAAGTCACGGACTTGAGGTGGTGTCCCACGGGGACTTATTTACCAGCCTCTCGCTTGAGCACAGCTGCAAGGTCAGGGTCGGTAGATTCCAAGGCCATTTGCCTCGTTAAGTTAATACTACCTTCCAACCAAGGATTAGCGACACCTGAAGCACCCGCAGTTGCGGTTGTTGGCTTAGCGCCCATACCAGCTTGAGCACTTGGTTTGAAGTGATGCTCGTAGCCAGAACCAGGATTTTTAAGCTTGGCAAGGTAAACATTGAGGTCTTCCTCAACGCCACCATTCAGCACTTTGACGCTGCCATCTTCTGCTTTTTTCAAGTTACCTTGAACCAGTTGCAGCATCTGTGCAGCGTTAATCGCACCAGATTGACTAATTGCTGACAGAGCAGACGTTTTCATCGCTGCTGTCTCATTAGAAGTCCGAAGATCAGCCAGCTTTTGCTCTAGCTCAGCAATTTGCTGATCTTTAGTCTGAGCAGTTTTGTTGGCCTCTTCCCAGAGATCTTTCCACTGGCCTTGATCTTCCAGTGTTTTGCGGCGTTGCTCGTCTTGTTTCTTGTAAACGTCGTCGAGCTTACCTTTGATGCCTTGGAACTTTTCCTCAGCTTCAGCGGCACGCTGTTGCAACGCTTGAATTTGCTGCTCGTAAGCAGAAACATCAATGTTGACGGTGTTTGAAGTCTCAGCCACGGGCTGTTCAGAGGACGCCACAGGCGTCTCCTGGATGACTTGTTCTTCCATTACTAGGAATCAGTTGACTCTGTTACTTTACTAGTCTTTGCTTTTTTGGCGGCAGGCTTTTTGACTGCAGGCTTTTCAACGGGCTTAGCTGATCTTTCGGATGACGGATCCCAAGAATCAACAAGTTCCCACTTGTAGGAACCGTCGGCCTGCAAAACTTTGTCGAGAGACTTAGCCATTGCTAAAAAGGCGTTTTCCTAAGTCTAAACCGTGCCGCCAACCTCATCTATGGTTGCTGGCGAGAGGTTCAGCCACTCATTGCCGTTGTAGCCCTCAAACCTGTTTTCTGTGGTGTTGTAACGGATGGCTCCTGTTGCAGGACTGCCTGGACGCTCAGCGGTTGTCCCCACCGCGACAAAGGCATCTGATCCAGCTGGGCCTTGAGCGCCTGTAGCACCCGTAGCGCCCCTAGGGATTGTGAAGTCAAAAACAGCAGCAGCAGAAGTACCGCTGTTAGTAACGCTTGCACTACCGCCAGCAGCCCCAGTCGTAATCGTGCCAACAGCAATAGTTGCAGCTGCACCATCAGCTCCATCGGCACCGTCAGCGCCAGCTGGTCCTGTTGCACCCGTGGCTCCTGTTGCGCCTGTAGCTCCAGTTGCACCTGTTGGTCCCTGAGGTCCAGTAGCACCATCTGCTCCGTCAGCACCATCTGCGCCTGCTGGACCTTGAGGTCCGGTTGCGCCTGTAGCGCCAGTAGCTCCTGTGGCACCTGTTGCACCATCAGCGCCATCTGCACCAGCAGGCCCCTGCTCACCTTGTGGTCCTTGCTCACCTTGTGGACCCTGGGGGCCAGTAGCACCTGAGCCAGCGGCAAGTGTGCCGTCAGCATTAACTTCAGTTCTTGGAGCAGTTGAGCGTGGCGTGCCTGTTTCGTCTGCCGTGCCAATAGCAACAGGTGCTCCCGCCCAGCCGGTTTCAGTTTTTGGGCCGTACAGCCGCTTCGTTAAAACATCGACGTACCAATCACCGTTGGTGCCGATGTCCCCTGGCGAGCCGTTGCCGGATAACAGGTTGTTGAACTGATCAACCTTTTTGGCGAGTTTTACCAGTGCGGCGATCTGTGCAAGCGTGAGGCTGTTTTTGTCCGCCATAACCTCACTGCATCATTGCGTTGATTAAACGGTCGATTTGATCGCTGTTTGGTGAAGCCTCTTCGCTAGGCGGTTCTTGCTTTTGCTCAGCTGCTGTTGGCAAGATTTCGCCCTGCACCAGCATGTCGCGGAACTCCTCACGGCTGATTACCTCATCTTCAAACAGCTGACTCATTGCAGCAATATCCTGCCCAATCAGGCGTTGCAGGTCAAAGTCACGGCTGATCTTCACCTTGGGTGGCTCAAGACCCAAGTAGTTGGCCGCCAAGTCATAAGACTTCTGCAAACCTGACTCCAGATCCATCGACACCATCGACAACATCGAGTTCGTGTCAATACGATCCAGACGGCGTGCGTCAGCAGATTCAGCAACGAACTTCTGTTGGCTCAGCGTGCTGATGCCCAACGTCGCCATCTGCTGCTGTAACTCCTGGATCTCCGATGATTGCGCCTCAAACGCGCTTGCCGCAGGCTCCACGTAATAGACCTTGTTACCCGGCTGGGTCGCCATCGCGTAATTAACACTGATAGCCATGTCTTTCGTTTGGTCGTCCCAGCCCTCAAGGACGAGCATCGGTTGCGAAGCGATGTGGAGACTGTGGATAAGATCCGCTTGCCGCTGATAGTGGGCCAGATTGAGATGAGCAATGTCCAGTAGCGGTGGCTTACTGGTCATTGTGTCCGTTTTATTCGCGTAGATCGTTACCAAGGGGATTTGATCGAGCGAGTAAGGACCAGACTCAACCAGTTCATACTCTTCCGTAGCGTCGGATTGATCGAACGAAGAGGGATATGGGAAGTTCCCTTGCATCTCTTTCTTCTGCTCTTCTTGCCGGAAGACGCGATAACGACCAGGCTCAATGACACGGATTTGGTCATAGACCTTTTCTCCAAACTCGCCGTCAGGGACTACAGCCTTTTCCCCAATCCGAACTTGCGTAAGGTTTCCGTAATTGGTCTCGCGGTCCAATCGCCAACCGTAGACGTTGGTCGGATCCACCTCAATCCAATAGGGCCGACGATTAAGAGCACGCTCTTCTGCAAGACTTCTCGCGTCCGAAGGCGCAGGAAAATCAACCAGCGTGTGACAGTGCCCATACGTCAGGGCACAGATTAAGAGTCGTCGAGCGTATTCATCTAAATCCGATCCACAGCCATCAACGTCCTTATTAAAGACATCTGTCCAATAAGGGTCGCCTTCTACGCTAATTGGCTTGCGAAGTATTAAGCCAGCAGCAGCTCGAATTAAACGCTGCGTGTAAGGCGTAAAAACTGATCGATTGACCCGTGCCAGGTATGCGGTGTAGTCCTCACGCGGCTCTAGCGGCAAAAATGCTTCGCTGTTTTCGCGTAAATACTCCGTGCCGTTGGTGACGGCCTTCATGATCTCCCAGCCCTTCATCTGGTCGATCACAGCCCGTGTTCGCACGAACGGACTATCAACAGTGCCCATGTAGGAACTGCTGACGAGATGCGTTCTAACGAGACCAGGAACGGAGTAAGTCATGACACCTCAGAGTTGAGTTATTAACAGCCCCATCGACGACGGGCTGCTTTACCCCGTTCACCAGTCCAGTTACGGCTTCGAGCGCAGAAAGAACGCTTACGGGCAGCTTCTTCCTTTGTCTTTGGCTTGCCTGTAACCGGCGGCTTCAAATTAGAACCCGTTTCCCGGTTGTACTTAGCCCGACCTTTAGCAGTCAGGCCAGCACCTTTACTAACAGGCAGCTTCTCGCCACGGCCAACACTAAGGTTGGGACCACGCTTACGCTTTTTGCGCTCTGCCATCGTCCTAACCCTTATTCAAGGTTGGAGGTGATGGCGCCGCTGGTGACGAAGTTGCAGGTGGCAACGACCAAATCGCCAACAGTGGATGCAATATCCATGCTGGTGATAATGCCCGCAAAGCTTACGCTGTCAGTGCCGGAAGTGGTGCCGGTGGTAAACAGCTCAAACGTGGCGTCTGCCGTGTCTGCAGCAGTGATCACGTCTTCGATAAATGCAGCCTGACCGGTTGCATCTGGGTCGTACACCAGTTCAACGGTGCCGGAACCGCTGATCATGCTGCCGACAAATGCACGGAACGTGTCACCGTGATCGGTAACGTCCAACGTGTCTTTGGTGATGTTCAGAGTCCAGCTACGGGTTCCAACGATGGTGGCGTTAGAAGAGCCAGCAGCGTCAAACTGGACCGCACCTTGCTCTCCGCGAAGGATGGCCATGAGTAGACATAGGAAGGGTCTATGCCTTCGAGTCTAACTCTTTATGCCTTCTAAGCCACGCAATCAGCTCTTATGAACGATGATTTGCGGCGTAACGTTCGGCGTGCCAGACGTAATTGACACAATACGAACGCGAATACGGCTTGCTGGAATGCCGGTGTACGAATAATCGTAGTTGCCAGCAGAGCTTAGCGTCTTGTTTGTATCAATAGCAAAGTATTCTGTTGGAGCGCCTGCAGTGCTCATTTCAAGAGCAATTACATACTCAGCGCTGCCAGTTGTGGTCAGCAAAAATGTATAACTATCGGATTTACAGTCCACCTCAAAGGCGTCATTAGCTGATGCCAGCGCCGTGGACTCGCGGTGCTCAACAGTGTTTGAGAAGCGTGTGACGGTGGTGGCCATTAGCTTTTACCCTTGGGTTTACGACGCCGATGTTGATAGCTTATCTTCTTTGAGCCCGTTTTTTCACGCTTAAATCGGGCTTTTTCGGCAGGCGACATTTCTTTGGTCGTTTTTGGCGTCTTGTCGGACACTCGTTTTGACGGTCGGCACGCTGGATATGCCCTGTCTTCACCCTTGGAGCGGCCACAAGGCTTCCCGGTCTTTATATCGACCCACTTCTCGTCAAACCATCTGCCCAGGCCGCCACGGCCCTTACTTGGCTTTTTTGGTTTTGCGGGTTTTCGTGGTTTTTTTCGTTCCGCCACTGGTTACCTTCTTGTAGGTGCCACCACGCTTCTTATATTCGCGCACAAGCCACGCATTTGCATACGCGCTCGGATACACGTCAAACTTGCGCTTGGCTTCTGCCTTTACGCGAGCATAAAGCGCCTTGTTTACTGGGACGTTTTCACTTGCCACAGCTGCACCGCATCTTCTTGCTGCCCTTCTTCATACCCTTCTTTTTTCCGTTGGGCTTTTTCTTGCCGCCAGCTCCGTAATGACCAGGCATGACAACTAGGTGATGGGGTGTTTTTAGTTTAACCAGCCTTGGATGCGTATTCCAGGGTTACGCGGCGTTTGCTGCCCTTTGGTGTGTTCCAGCGAGAAAATTTGACGCGGATTGATGGATCGAGCGGCTCTTCGGGCGATTGCAGCGTTTTCCAGCGGTGGTCGCAGTCCAGACAACGACGCTCACGCACACAATCGTTTTCCTGTGATGTGTAGCGTCCCAGCACCTTTGATTCTTCTGATCCGCATTTTGGGCAGTGGGGCGCGTTGAGCGGACGAAACATCCTCAATACAAGCGGTATGACGTAGTTCCCATGGCCTCAGGCTTGGCCAAGTTGAACTGCTGCAGCACAAGATACCCGAAGGCGTCGAAAGCGTGGTCTACTCCCAGATTTTTGTTAGGTAGGCCCGTTCCAGGGGCGTAGGTGAGGGTGCGGAGGGATTTGATGAGTTCTTTGCAGCGGGGGTGGATTTTTACGCGGCGGGCGCCGGATGCGTCCATGAGACCGGTGTTGACGGCGGTGATTTTGTCGCGGATTTTCCAGGGGGAGCGGGGTGATTGGACGGTGAAGCCGCTGCGGCGAAGGATTGCGTGGTCGGTGACGCCGACGCCGCTGGTTTTGCGCGCTCCACCCGTGGGGTCGGGGCAGGCGATGACGCGGCGGTCTACGCCGTAGCGGCGGGTGACTTCTTCTGCGAAGTCCCAGGTGGTTGCGCCGCCTGTGCGCATGATTTCGTCGAAGACGTAGAGGGTGTCGGCGTCTTTTACGGCGCAGATTCCGCTCATTGGGTCCACGTTGAAGTCCACGCCCAGGAGAAGGGGTTGGATGGAGATGTCGTTGGCGTCGGTGGAGATGTTGTCGTCGGAGAAACTGATGGCTACGAGGCCGGTT